ATTACCAGCTAAAGTTACTTTAGCAACTGGAGAATCAATTACATTCCAAGTAATAGTAGCTTCATCAGTTAATGTATCTTCTACATTTGCTACAGCACCTGAAACTGTTGTTAAGTTATTAGCATCTGCTGTAAATATTTTTGAAGCAGCAGTAGTACCTAATGTTGCAAGATCATTATAATTAAGTTCAGTAGCAGTAGAGGTTACACCATCTAAAATGTTTAGTTCTGTTGCAGTAGAAGTTACTACTACATCTTCATTTATTTTTGGTGAAGTTAAAGTTTTATTTGTAAGAGTATCAGTTGTAGTTTTTCCAACTAAAGTATCTGTTGCTTCTGGAAGTGTTAAAGTAAAGTTTGATCCAGCAACATTTGCTGTGGGAGATTTAACTGCTACATAATTTGCTCCATTGTCTGTATCTTCTAAAAATCTTATTTCTCCTGATTGAGTTGCTGCACCACCAACTGAAACATATCCTGCTGGATTAATTGCAACAGAACCATTTGCTAATGTTAAAACTGTATTTGTTGCTGTGGTAGCAATACCTACAACTGTTGAAGATGAATCTATAAAATTTACTGTATCAGTAACTTGATTAAAGGTTGCTAAAGTTATCCAAGCATCATTATCAGCATTACGCATATACCAATTGTTAGTATCTGTTTCATACCACATTTGATAAGCATAAGTTGTACTTGGTTCAGTAGCATTTGAGTTATTTGATACTATTGCTTGAAGTACATCATTTAAATCTGATCTGAAAGAGGGAAAGCCCTGATTCGCTATTACATAATCGTGAGTTGCCATATTTTATTCCTTATCATACTTGTTTTAATAATCAACAATATATTATACTCCTTTTGCCTGATAATCAAATGTTCTTGATACTCCTGAACCACCACTATTTTGAAAAGCAATGTTGAATCCAGTTGTTGATTTGCTTGTTATTGCATATTTATCTCCTGATGCCATATTTTGAACAGACAGTGTTATAGCAATACTATTTAATAGTCTAAATGCTTTAGGGTAAGTTACTGATTTTGTACCTGTACCTGATGCTAAATCATTTTGAGAATTAACAAATGATTCTAATCTTAATACCACGCCAACTGCTGTTACTATAGGTGTAGCAGTACCATTATCAGAAGTAAGTAATACTCTAAATTTAAAATATCTACCTGTATAATCACCAATGGTAAAATCTTGAAATGCTGAAAAAGTTGAATTATCACTTGAAACCGATATTTGAAGTTCAGAAGAACATTGAGTATTAGCATCACCATCAAAGTTAGATGGTTGATCATCAAAATCCCCTGATACAAAGTCAAAAATTCTAGCTCTATCTGTAACCTGTTGTTCTAATGTTGCTGTTATTTGTGTAGTTAAAATCGCACCAGCATCTATGGTATCAGAAAAAGCATAAGTACCTGATGATTTAACTGTAGCATTTTCTCCACCATCAAACAAAGTTTGTGTAATAGAATCAAAGTTACCTGGAACATCATCAAAAAGTTGATTACCTTTTAATACAATAGATTTAGAACCATCTTCTAAAAAAGATATTACAGTATCACTTGTTGTTCCTGAAAAATTAGGATTTTGATTATCAGTAATTAAATCTGTAAAATCACCAATAGTTGTTATTTGAGTAACTATTTGTGTAGCATTAACAGATACATTACCAAGTTTATCTACTGCTTTAATTAAATATGTGCCTGTTTTTGCAGGTACTACAATTGACGTTCCTGGTCTTGATAATTTTTTTACTAATACGATTGAGTTTTGCCATTCAGCATCACTTGTAGCTGGACTGTAATTTATTCTATAATGAGATAAATCTAAATCAGGTACAGGATCAAAACTTAAATGAGCTTCTTTTCCAACAATATTACATGCAAAGTTTTCTACATCTGCAGGTGGTGCTATTTGTCCAATAATAGTTCTACTTGCAGTTATTGAAGATGAATTTACACCAAAAATATTTACACCTCTAGCACGAATAGAATAAGTAGCTTTATCTATTACATTTAAAAACTCGTATTTAGTTCTAGCACCTCTACCAATTAATTTAAAAGTATCAGCAGGACTCAAAGCTGTACCATCAGCATCTGTATCTTGTTTTATTTCTACTTCAAATATATCTGTAAAGTTATCTGTAGGAGCTGTTAGTTCAATAACTAATTTTACAATTACAGTACCATCATTGTATGCAACCAGTTCATCAGTCAATGTTATTGCTTGTGGTGGTGCAACAGTTGTTGCATTTGGTAGGTTTGTTGCTTTACCACTTGATACAGTAGAATAATTACTATTTGTAAAATCATATACAGCACTAGCAGTTTCTCTAAATTCACAAGAAATAATTGGTATTCCCTCTCCTCCCATAGCAAATGACCAGTTTGTAATTTCAAAAGTTTTATTTGTAAATCCTAATCTACTATTTGTAATTTGTACTGTATCTCCAATATCTAATTGAAATGCTTTTAGGTTAAATGTAGCTGTAAAACTTATTTGTTGTCTTGCTTTTAATAATTGTATTGTAGATAACCTTTGAACGGTATGAGAAGAAGTTGTCATTGGAAAATTAAATTCTCCAAATATTCTTTCTGAATTATCTTCTGATTCAAATGTACTGTTTGTTAATATTGGATAATCTTGTGGTTGATAATTGTTAGCTGGTTCTGAATAAAGACCTTTTACAGCATTAAACAATTCTTTTTTAGATATTCTTGTATTTAATGTAATACCACTTCTAATATGTTCTTCATCTAAAGTTACACTTGGAGTTTCATATACTGCTGGTCTTATTTTAAATTGACCATTAGAATAAATTAGATGTCCAGCTATTGAAGATAACATATTTTCTATAATAGTTTTGGGTGATTTGTCTAAATTAAAAGTACCATTCATACTAAATCTTTTTTCTGTACCTGATGGATTAAGAATAGTAACATTTTCATCACAAGTATTTGCAACTGCTGTAAAGTTTGTATCGTTTATTTCAGTAGAATCTGCTTCTAAACCAAATCTGTCATTTAATAAATAATCTCTTATACATAAAGCTGGATTAGTAGAAAAAGCTGTTGAACTATCTCTTGGATCAAATACTTTTTTACCCTCTACTTCAAATGTTATATTAGGAACACCATTAGTATAAACATCTTTATCAAAATTTAATCTTACATATACATAAGATATGCCTCTTAACCTATGATTAGTTGTCCATTGTGAAATATCACTTACTAAATCAGCATCGGCAGATTGTGCGTCAGCTCCTAAATGTTTTTTTATTCTAGCTTTTCCCTCATATTGATTACCACTTGATGGAAAAAATCTACCAATACCATTAGAATCTGAACCATCTTGTGTTAATGGTACTTCATCTTCATTAAAAAATACTTTTGTTATATTATTTATTTCATGACCGGCTACTGTAATAATAATATGTAAAAATTCATTAGTAGTACCTGTTGATTCAGCATAAACCATAACACCACCAACTCTTGTTTTACCATATATAATTCTTTGTGGAGATACACCTGATTTAGCTGTAACCATTGTACCCTGTTGTAAATTTGTACCCATTTCAGGTATATCTAAACTAGGAGCTAATTTTTTGTTTACAGCACCTAATACTAATTGAGAACCAGCAGATATTATAAAAGTACCAACTAAACCTGCTGTTGTTCCTGAAAATCCTAAAGCACCACCTACACTCATAGCAGCACCTGAAGCACCTATTGCAGGTATTGCGGCAAATCCTGTAGCAACTGCAGCAACTACTAATGCTGTTTTTACTGTTTTACTTCCCATCTACTCAATTCTCCATGCTAAATTACAAGTATTTGTATTTCTAGTTTCTACACCATTCTTTGCTCTAAAAATACTTTTTTGTCCAATACATACACCTAAAGTTCCACCAAGTTCTTCATCAGTTTTTAAGAACACAACATCACCTCTTTGTGCATATACACAATCTATTTCTTTAAAATTATTTTCTTTAGCAATATCCATAGCAATATCTAATAAATCTTTTTTATTTAACTCCTGTAATATTCTTTTAGCATCTGTTAGCGATTTGTAATCCATATCAAATACTGTTTTTTTAGTTATTGTTTTGATTGCACCAATAACAAAATTAACACAATCAGATTTACCTCTTTTGAATTTTACTAATTGTTGTTGTTGAATATAATCTGATAGTTTCGTATCCCAATTTTCTATTCTCATTAAGATGAAGCTTTTCCCCAAATTATTTCTTTATCCTGTAAATCAGGAACAAACTCAAAACCTAAATCACCAGCAAAACTTAATTGTTGATCTTCATGTGTGTATCTTCTTTCTTTTGCTCTATCTAAAACAATTAATCTATTTTCTAAACTTAATTGAATTGAAGCTGTTTCTGGTCCTTCATCAATTTTCATTATATCCATTTTACCTTTAAACAAGGTATATACATCGGCAATTACTGATTTACTTGAATCAAACAAACCTAAATAAATACTAGCATTTCTATTTGTGTAATTTGCAGATAGTGCAGCTGATATTAAACTAGATTTTATACCTGTTAATCCTAGGGTTGCACCAATAGCTTCTACTTGATCGCTTTCTGATATAGCACTTACACTCATTAAATCACCTAAACCTGTAAAAGTATTTGATGAACCTCCAGCAGTCATAGTTATATCCCCATAACCATTCCAAAATCTTAATGTGCCTGTACTAAATTCTAATTCAGTAGCAAGAAATGGTCTTACAACTTGACTTATTACTGCATTATTAAAAGCTGTTGTTATAGTTCTGCTCATATTACTCCTTAATAATTATTTTTTTAATTGATTTTTTGCCCATATAAATTTCTATCTCTGCTTTAGATTTAATACATTGATATTGAACATTAGCATTATAAACTCTTTGAGCAATTCTTTTGCCTTTTAAACATTTTGACATAGACTCTTGTATTCTATGTTCTTTAATCTCTCCATTAATAATCATAAGTAAAGCTATTACTGTTTCTATCATTTACTACCACCTATGTAACCACCTATAACACCAATCAATCCTGTAACTGACATCTTCATTAATGTAATAACTGATTCATCAACAGGTCTGTTCTCTTGTAGTGCTACCCAATAGTCGCCAACAATGATTACACCCAAAAGTATTAACACACCACTTGTTATTAATAAGATAACTATATCTTTAAAGTTTTTAATCATAATACTTTACCTTTATTAATACCTTTTTTTATTACATATTTTTGAGTACCATTACCACCTATCTCAACTTCTTTTTTTAAATTTTTAACTAGATTCATTTCTTTGTTTTTTTTATGCAAAGACTCAATATAGTTATTTAATTTTTTTCTTACCCTTTCTGACATTTTTTTTGTTATCTCCATATAAATTTTCAATACCTAGTTGTACTTTAAAACAAACTTCATCAATCCAACCAAATAGTGCATATAATATTCTATCTATCATTAGTGCTCTCCTTTTCCATTTGCTCTTACTTTATCTTTTAATATTTCTAATTGTTGTGTCAGTTTATCAACATCTTTAATTAATCTATCTATATTTACCTTATTGTTCATCATAGCATCAACTCTTATTGTAAGTTTTTCTATTTCAACCAAACCATTCTCTATAAGTAAATATTGTTCTGCATCAGCAGGTAGTGTACCTAATTCTCCTCTTGGCCACTTTATTCTAAATTCTGTATTTTCATTAACATCAGAAATCATTAACTTACCATTTGTTTCAATAACATTAAGTCTTTCCATTATACCAAAATAACTCCATACTGCTATTCCTACTGCAACAATTATAGAAACTAAATTTCTTAAAGGTAACTGTATATTTGTATTTTCACTTACTTTCATTTTCTTCTCTTTTTGTTCATACCCATATAATGATCTCCAGGTTCATAATTCCACCTTTTACCATGATGACCTCTTATATCAGCATACCACATTCTTAATTTAACTATAATTTTTCTAAATTTTCTACTCATTGTGGTTCAGGTAATTTAAAGTCTTTTGGAGGTATTTTCAAACTGTTTTCTTTAGGAGGTAATAAAATTTTATCTCCCATTAAGGTAATATCTGGATTTTCTTTTTTATAGTCATCTTTTAAACCATCCCAAGCACTTCCAGAATCTTCTGGTCTATTGTTTGTTTCTGTTGGAGTAATACCTGTACACTTTGATACTAATAATCTAAAGTTTTCATTGTATGCAAGACTAGGATTGCTATTAACCCTACCACACATTTTCATTAATTCTAATTGTTGTTTTAGTTCCATGTTCTCTTGCTGTACTTGTCTAAATTCTTTAGTACAAGCTGTACCAATGTAGTGTCTATAAGTTACACTAAGGCGATCATTGTCACTATTATTATCGTAATTATTAGAAATAGAATTGTGTCTGTAATCATTATCTCGGTTTTCTGTTTCAATTCTAACATCTACTTCACCAGTTCTGCATGAGTTAGTTCCATTAGTTAAATATTCGTTTTTAGGATAAGCAGGTTCAATAAAAAATGCCATTAAACACATTGCTATAATTAATATTGCTGTAAACTTGTAGTTCATTGTCATTTACCATAAATCCTATCTGTTTAAATCCTTAATATCATAAGAGTGTTCTCTAACTTGATCTGCTAGAGTTCTATATAAGTTTTCTGCCATCTGCCAAGTAGCTTCAGCAGAAGAAAGTCTTGTATTCATTTCTGTAATTTTTTCTTCAGCAACTTTTAAATCTCTTTCAAGATTAACAATATGTAATTCTGATGCGTTAATAGTTTGAGTTAAATTTAAAACATATTTAACAGAAGTAAATCCCCCAACTACTATTGAAGCAACTACTGGTATAAATATAAAATTTTTTTTTAATAAGTCTGCAAAGTTCATTATAATGCCTCGGTAGCTGATAAGGTTATTCCATATTTACTCACCTGATCTGTATCCCACCCAGTTTCATTATTATCTAATCTCATTATTGTTTTTGCATTTGTATATGTAACAGTTGCGTCATTAGCAATTGTTTCTATACCTTGTCTTAATGCTGGTTCTATTTTTACATCTGCTTCACCTGAACCATTAGCAGTTACATCTTCTGTAACCATGTATAAATAAGAACCTATTTGTATATAATCACCAGCTTTAAATACATCAGCTCTACTAGCAGTAAAACCATCTAAAGCTACCTGATTACCTACTTGACTTGCTCCATTTACTCTAACAGTCCCTGTAGCTGTTCCTTGTATGGTTTTTCTGTCTTGATCGCCTATACTAAATGTACCTCGTCTACCTCTTAACTGTAAAAGAAAAGCTAATACAACTGAAGCGTTTACTTTTAACATTGGAGGGAATTTAATTTGTGTTGTCCAATATTCACCCTCATGTTGAACAATTTGATCTTGACCTGTAAATGGTGATGTAGAAACTGCTACAGTTCTAACTATAGAAAATCTTTGTGTTTGTACCCCAACAACAGTTGGAAATGTCAATGGGTACGATGGTGTAAATACTGCCATAATTATTATCCTCCGAATGCCTTTGCAAATTTACCACCTCTCAATTTAGCGTCTGCTACTGCTGATATAGTTGATTGTTGGATAGTTGGCAACATATTTGCTATTTCTGATCTAACTGTATTAGTCACACCTAAAGCAAAATTTAAGTTCTGTGTTATATTAACACCTCCTCCACCTCCACCCATCATTGATCTTGTATCTGCATTATTTTTAATTACACCAGCACTTCCAGGAACAAATAGCTCTGGTCCTCTTTCACCAACCATTCTAGGAACACCTGATTGTTGTACACTACCACCTGATGCTGTACTTCCCATTGTAGATGATAAATCTCCAGCACCACCACCACTAAAAAAACTACCAATAATATTTGAAAGACCACCACTTCCTGATATTCCCTCTCTTATAGCTTTAGTTATTCTATCCATTACTAAAACTTGGAATAATGTTTTTTGAATATCTATTAATACTTCTCTTAAAATATCTTTAAATTTTAAAGCACCTGTTTCACCTCTGGCAAAAGCATCAAATATTTTATTACCAGTTTTTTCAAATGTCTTTGCTACACCATCACCAACACCATCTAGAGCTTTTTGTATATCAACTAATCTTTGTGTTTTTTCTGCTAAAGCATCTATATTTGCTAATTCTGATTCTATAGCATTATCTATAACCTTTTGATCTTTAATTTTTTTTGATAAAAGTGCGTCTTCTATCTTTCTTGTCATAGCAAGTTTTCTTAACTCTACTTCTGTTTTACCTAAATCTTCTATTTCTCTTTCAGAAGCTAATAGTGCTTTTGCACTTAAATCTTCTTGTAGTTTTGTTAATTTAGATTTTTCTTTTAAAATTTCATTATTTCTTTTTTCTATTCGTGCTTTGCTCTCATCATTTTTATTTAGTTTTTCTTTAATAATTAATGCTTTTGCTTCTAAATTTGCTATTTTTTGTTCTATTCTAAATGTATCTTCCAAGCTAAATTCCATAGCTTTTAAATTTTTAGTTTGTATTTCTATTTGCTTATTAATACCTGATAATTGTTCCTCTAATTCAATTTCATTTAAACCTCTTAATTTTCCTTCAAAAGTACCAAATAATGCGTTAAGTCCTGACATTAAACCAGTTACAAGTTTAAGAACTCCTGCTGTAAGTGCGTTGTTTTCTATAAATAATGTAAATTCTTCGTTAAGAGTATCCATTTGTCCAGCTAAACCACCTGCCGCTTCTTTACCTGTATCTTCTATTTGACCTTTTAAAGCTGATAATAAAACTGTTTGTGCTTTAAGTTTTTCACCTACAAAATCTAATGTTTTAATTTGTTCTTTTTGATCTTCAGTAAAAGAAACACCAACTCGTCTTAATGCTGATAAACCTATTTCAGGTTCTTCTAATGCTTTACCTAATTGCATTGCCGCACTTTTAGCACTACCAAATCCTATTTCAGCTAAATCTTGTGATAGTTCTAAAGCTTCTCTAAATGTATCACCAGTTATTGATTTAAAAGTTAATAATATACCTGCCGCATCTCTAATTTCCTGTGTACTAGCTAAAGTATTAATTCCTATGTCTTGTGCTAGTTCTTCTATTTCTAATAAAGTTAAACCTGCTGAATGACCAGTTGCTTTTAATATACCCTCTAATTTTTTAAATTGTCTTTCTGCTTTAGAAGCGGCACCTACAGCTTTTCCTAAACCAAATGCCAAAGCCGCAACTGTTAATGTTGCTACTGCTGTTTTGATTCCAACATTACCTATAATAGTTCCTAGTGAAGTAAGTCTACCTGCTACTGGTCCTAATGGTCCTTGTATTGCCGCTATTGATTGAGAAGCTCTTCTAAATTTATCTTGAAATTGTCCTGCCGCACTTCCAGCTTTTTTAGTTGCTTTGGATACCTTTTCTGTATTTTTTTTAACTGTATCTGTAGCTTTCTTAAACTTTCTTTCAAATTCTTCTGATTTAGTTCTTAATTCTACTGTTATTGTTGCTTGATTTGCCATTAGTCAGGAAATCTCCTCATTAAATCATTTAACTCATCCCTTAATACTGGTTGAGCTTTTTTTCCTTTATTTACTTTCATACTGTAGCCCTCCATAGCAGACATAAATTCTTTAACACTACAACCCCAAAAGGTTTCAGGTGTCATATGGAGAAATCCTAATCCAATCTCTAGATAGTCTTGGATGGGGTAATAGCTTCTTGATTCTCCACCTCTGCTTTTGGGGAGTCTTCGTCTTCCCCAGCAAAGATTGTACCTAAAACTTCTCCTGCTGTTACTGCAGAAGTTGTTAAACCAGTTTGTATTATCATATCACCAACTGCAACATGTGTATACTTACCTTTTGCTCCTAATAGACCCTCATGCAAAATAACCGATATATCGCTTAAAGAGAATTTTTGTTCTGCAATTGATCTAGCTACATCCATTACAGACTTCCCTGTTCTGTGTTCTATATTAACTATATTGTCAAAAGTAAGTCTAAATGTTCTTTCTTTATCACCAAACTTACGACTGATTTCACCCTTGTATTTGTTCATCATCATCTCCTAGTGCTTTTTTTAGTTTTTTCTTTGTTGTTATTGATTTTTTCAACTCTCCATTGCTATCTTCTATACAATGAATTTCTGCTCTACTTTCAAAAGTAACTAATTTTTGCACTATAAGATTATCATTTCCATTAAGAGTTATTTTATCTAATGGACGACAATCAACATCTTTATTACATTCAATAACTATATATTTTAATTTAGTTACTTTTATAAATCCATGATGTTGATCGCCATTTAATTCAAAGTTTATCACTTTCCAACCATTTGTCCATTCAACCATAATTACGCATCTGTGTAAATTATTGTATTGTGTGATTCTAATGTTACAGAATATGTTTCTTCACCATTATACTCACCAGCTCTTTCGTAACTTGTTATCAAAAATGCACCTTTAATACTTGAACCATCACCAAAAATTAAATCATAATTTTGTATTGCTCCATCAAACGCAAAACCTCTTAAAGTGTTTTCTGTTGATGAATCTGTGAATACTCCACTTGCTGATATTGACATACTTCTAATTCCACCACCCTGTAATAAATCTCTTGCTTTATCATTTCCACTTGTAACGAATGCGTTTGAATCTTTAGTTGTAACATCAACCATTTCTCCATTGATACTCATAGATGTACTTCTTAGTCCACCAATTGTAGCTGGAGTTCCTGTGCTGTTGTCTTTTAATAAAAAGCTACTTCCTTTTTGTACTGCCATTTTATTTTCTCCTTATTTATTTTATTTTAATTATCATAAACTATAGCTCTAAATCGCTGTAAACCATGCGATGTCAAGCCATCATTTTCTTTAATTACATCAGAAAATTCAAATCTTAAATTAACAAGACTTGCTCCTGTAACACTTAAACTACTCTCATGTAACAAAGCATAAATTCTGCTCATAATTTCTTTAACTTCCTTACTTCCTCTATACCTTGAAAAAGTATGAATGACAAGAGTATGTTCATTACCTTGTAGTGTTTTTGTGCCATTATCTAAAGATGTTTCCTCCCCTACCTTTACATAGGGAAAAGCTGTATTTTCAGGAACGAAATCATACACATCTGTAACTAAATTCTGTAGAGTAGAATCACCATCTAAAGCATTAAAAATTGATTTCTGTAGTTCTAAACTGTGATCACTCATTATTTACCAAACTTATCTAAACTTTGTTTAATTTTTTGAAATAATATTTCTGCTATTTTAGGTTTGCTTTTTTCTGAAGCTGGAAACATAAATGGTCTTGCTAACATTTTACTTGTTCCATATTCTAAAAATTTACTGTATGATGCTTCGCTTCTAACCTCTACAAAATCTTTTTGGTCCTTAACTCTTATGTTACTTACTAAAAAACCTGTATCACTTGCTGGTGCTTCTCCAGGTGCTGATGCTTTATGTGTTCTTGTTGGGTTATATTTTTTATAAGTTTTTCCTGATTTAGCACCTTGTTGAATACTTCTTATAGCTTCACCTCTAATTAATTGTCCACCACCTAGTAATACTTCTTGCATATCCTTCTCTAAATCTTCTTTTACTTTTTCAAGAGCTTCTACTGCTTTTTCTATACCTGTAAATTGAAACTTAATATTCATTAATTACCTACATTTTCTGTTGCTACTAATTTGATATATCTATCATACTCATTGTCATTCTCTATACTTTTAATATCAAATGTTCTTGAATCAAATAATATTCTCATAGCTGTTGATATGTTTGCTCTATATCTAATTGTAAATTCAAAATCTTGTGGATTATTTATCTTTTCACCACCCTGTTCATTAAATACTTGTTTTGCTGATTTAGGTTTAATTTGTGCAAAAGCTGTAATAAAAGTTGTATTAGCTCTAGTAAATCCACCATATGCGTCTGCAGACAATACATTGTTTTGGATAGTAATTTTGTTTCTTAATTTACCTACAGGCGAAACACCACTCATGCTATCCTCCTAATATACTGTTTAATCTTTGTACTTTGTATGGCTGTAATAAAGCACCTATTGTGTAAGGTATTGCATTTACAGATAAACTTGTAACAGCTTCTCTGTTTTCATAAAGATGTGTAGTCAATAATTTAATTGCTTGTACTATTGGTTCAGGGACATCACTTGCTCCACCATAACCAGTTACATATTTTATTTCATATGCGTTTGCATTTCTTGTTTCTGATACTGTAGGCCAACTAGAACCTGTTTTAAGAACAACTCTAGCTTGATCACTAATTGTATCTACATAATAATTAGTTGCGGCAAAGGTTGATGCTGTATTATCATTATCATAATATTTAACATGAGTAACAGAAGTTACTGGAGGTTTAGGTAATACAATAAAATTAGAATTGTACTCTAAATCAGGAGCTGTAAATATTCCCTCTTGTAATTTAATATCACTATAGAAAGGTAGTCTATCTAAAAAAAGACTTAATGTTTGAGTTGTAATAGCTCTATTGATATATGTTTCTATTACATTTTGTGAAGCTTTAATTAGTTCAGCAATTAATGT